AAGCTATGCGAAAAATGGGCCGTAACATGGCTCGTGCGATGAATCAGAAGTCTTCGGGAAGAGGCCGATAATGGATAAGATCAAACCATCCCCATACAAGGCCGAGGTCAAGAATCAGACCGGCACTGAGTACACCAACGAGATGAATATCGCGGGTGGCGTTGTCAGCAAGGGTAATTACAAAGCACCTAAGACAACTGGCATCAAGATTCGTGGCACGGGTGCTGCGACTAAAGGCGTGATGGCACGAGGCCCGATGGGTTAATCATGACGTACAACGAGCTTTTCATTGCGGTTAAGAACTACCTGCAAAACGACTTTCCAACGAATACTTGGACGGACGTAGCAGGGACTGGCGTTACCACGTCTGATGGTACGAACCAGATTAATTTCTTTATCACGCAAGCGGAAGAGCGCGTTTACAACACGGTGCAGATTCCTGCACTACGCAAGAACGTCACTGGTGTAACTACAGACGGCAATAAGTATTTGTCTTGTCCATCCGACTTCTTGTCGGTCTTTTCGATGGCGGTAGTCGATGGTGATGGCAACTACGAGTACTTGCTTAACAAGGATGTGAACTTCATCCGCGCGGCGTACCCAAACCCAAACACTGAGGGCTTGCCCAAGTATTACGCACTGTTTGGCCCAACCGTAGTTACCAGCACAATTACTGATGAACTGAGTTTCATCCTTGGCCCAACACCGGATGCTAACTATACGGTCGAATTGCATTATTACTACTATCCTGAGTCAATCACGGTTGCAGCTGATGGACGTACATGGCTGGGCGACAACTATTCGCCCGTTTTGCTATATGGCACCTTGGTTGAGGCGTACACCTTCTTGAAGGGTGAGGTTGACATGACGGCTCAGTATGAGAAGAAGTATCAAGAGGCTATGGGTCAACTCAATCGTCTGGGTACAGGTCTGGAGCGTGGCGATGCGTATCGCGACGGGCAGGCTAAGATTAAGGTGATGCCGTAATGCCAATCCAACAGGGACTCACAAACAGCTTCAAACAAGAGATGCTCCAAGCAGGGCAGAACTTGGCAACCGACACCCTGAAGATGGCGTTGTACACAGCGTTTTCTGATATTGGTCCGTTGACAACGGTGTACACCACAACGAATGAAGTGGTAGGTACAGGCTACACGGCTGGCGGCGTAACCATAACGGGCGTAACAATTACCACGGATACCACGGGGCCTAATGCAGGCACGGTATATGTGGACTTTGCAGACGTATCGTGGCCCGGTGCGAACTTTGTAGCTCGTGGCGCTTTGATCTACAACGTGACTCGTAGCAACAAGACTGTGGCGGTGCTGGACTTCGGTTCAGATAAGACTTTTACTTCAACCAACAATACCGTCACGATGCCAGCGAATACGGCAACGACGGCACTAATTCGTTTTCCTTGAGAGGTAGTTATGAGCACAAAAGAGAAATCTAACGTGGCGGATAGCGTAGGCGCTGCGGTTATCGCTGGTGGGAACTCGCGGGAAGGTTTGGGCGCGTCAGGCGTATATACCGTGGTGTGTATCGGCCCGGATGGTGTTGAGAAGTGGCGTGATACGTTCCCCAATCTAGTCGTCAACTCTGGCTTGCAGTTGATGAACAATACCTTCTTTGCTGGCACCAGCTACACGGCTGTTTGGTATCTCGGCCTGATTACTGGCCCGGCATCTGGTACGACGTTTAATGCTGCGGACACGATGCTCTCTCATGGTGGCTGGACAGAAGACACGACCTACTCCAACGCAAACCGCCCGACAGTGACGTTCGGTACTGCGACATTGGCTGATCCGTCGGTGATTGCGACAACGGCGACTTCGTTCTCCATCAACGGTACGACAACTGTGGCTGGCGCGTTCTTGACTACGGACAACACCAAGGGTGGTACGGCTGGTACCCTGTTCTCAGCAAGCGACTTTACCGGCGGAGATCGACTACTTCAGTCTGGCGATACACTGAACGTGACGTATACCTTCACTCTGGAAGCACCGTAATGGGGGTAGGGCATGGCGCTTGTTCTTGCAGACCGCGTTAGAGAGACGACGACCACAGCCGGTACAGGCACAGTCACGCTGGGTGGAGCCGTTCTTGGCTTTCAATCTTTTGCCGCTATTGGTAACGGCAACGTCACCTATTACACCATCGCCGGTCAAGGCACTTCCGAGTGGGAAGTGGGCATCGGCACCTACACTTCATCTGGCACGACATTAAGCAGGGACACGGTTTTATCTTCCAGTGCTGGGGGAACAACCAAAGTGACATTCTCTGCTGGCACCAAAGATGTGTTTGTGGTGTACCCGTCCGAACGTGCTGTGTATTACAACGCCGCAAACGAGCCGCCATTTGACCCGGCGGGAACAGCAGTGGCCTTATCCATAGCTTTGGGCTGAGAACATGGCAAATCTATTTAAATCGTTTCCAAGTAAAAATGTCGGCACATCACCGGCGACTGTCTACACCTGCCCATCTGCTACGCAGACCACACTGATCGGGTTATCGGTTGCCAATACTTCGGCCTCACCCATTACAGCAGACGCTTATGTGACCCGCTCTGCGGTGGACTACTACTTGATTAAGTCTGGTGTGGTTCCAGTAGGCGGCACGTTGGTGATTGTCGGTGGTGAGCAGAAGGTGGTGTTGGAACCCGCTGATGTGTTGAAGGTGCAGACGAGTGCGGCAACTTCGGCGGACTGCTTCGCTTCGCTCTTGGAGATTACCTAATGTCATATATAGGCTCCACCCCAACGACGCAGAGCTTTATTGCTGGGACGGACTCGTTCAATGGGACGGGTTCGCAGACGAACTTTACGCTGTCGCGCTTCGTCAACTCGACCAATGACATTCAGGTAGTCGTTAATAACGTCGTTCAGTACCCACCGAACTACTCGGTATCAGGCAATACGCTAACGATCTCTCCTGCCCCGTCTGCTGGTACGAATAACGTCTACGTTAGGTATCTGAGTACGACGCTGCAAAGCATTACTGTTCCGGGTGGTTCTACTGTTGTTGGTAACTTTGGTTTGTCGGGTAACTTGCAGCTTTTAGGTTCAGCGCAGCGCATCACTGGTGACTTCAGCAATTCAACGCTGGCTAACCGTGCGGCATTCCAGACGAGTACGGTGAATGGAGCCACTACAGTTAATGTAATTCCAAATGGAACAAGCCAGATTTCAAGCCTTGTCTTAAACAGCACGTCAACTGTAACTGACGCTTCAACTGCGCAACTAGTTGTTACTGATGCAGAAAGCAGTTTCCGCGCCGGTCGAAATGGCACCGGCACTTACCTCCCCATGACCTTCTACACCGGAGGCAGCGAGAGGGTGCGGGTGGATACCAGCGGTCGCGTGACTATGCCGTATCAGCCATTTTATGTTGGCGTGGATAGAAGTTCTAGCTTAAACACGGGGGGCGAAGCTACATTTGTTGATTGGGTCCATAGTATTACGCTAATAAATACAGGCTCAAACATGAACACCTCAACCGGTGTTTTCACTTGCCCTATCGCGGGGCGATATTTTGTTCAGTTTAATGTTTTAGCAAGAGCTACCGGCGCACATAATGTTGAGATTAGAAAGAACAATGCTATATGGGTACGCGCCAGAGACATTATTAATAGCTCCGGAAATGAAAACTGTACGGGTTTATCGACAGTTGTAGATTGCGCGGCCTCTGACAATATAAGAATTTCAGTAAGTAACGGCGCAAGCGCAGACTTTTATTTGCAGTGGAATAGCACAACAATTTATTTAGTTGGCTAATCTTAAGGAACAAAAATGGCAACATACACAATTACTTTAAGCGACGCTGAAGACAAAGCTCTTGGGGTAGTCGCTTTTTCCCAAAACGACTGGATTCAAAACGCGGTTAAAGAGCGTTGCCGTATTGCGATTGAAGAGATTGTAATGGCTGAAGTTCAGCGTAAATTAGCTGCTGGCGAAGTGATCTCTGGCTCCAAAGAAGACATTGTGAATGCTGCAAATATTGAGTCGGCAGCAGAACGTCAAGCGCGTAATGAAGCAGAAGCCGCAGCACTGGGGGTTTAAATGCCAATCGACAGAATACCAAGTGCAGCACTAGAAAGCGGCGTTCCTACAAGGTCGCAGTTACCTGCTGGGTCTGTGTTGCAGGTTGTGCAGACGTATAAAACAGATGCTAGTTCATATTCGGGCATTGACACTTACCCAACAATAATGTCCGCGACTATTACGCCAACATCTGCAACCAGCAAAATACTTTTGATGACATCAGTGTCGTATGGATTTGCTAATGGACAAGCGCAATTCGAATGGTACTTTTATTTTGACCGGGCTATTGGCGGGGCAGCGACCCAAGTTGTTGGTCAGGGAGATGCCGCAGGAAGTAGGCAACGAGGTGTATTTCAGCCCGGTGGGTTTACCGGGCAACAAACTGAAATGACGTTGGGCACATTATCCAACTGCTATTTAGATAGCCCCGCTACCACACAACAAATTGTTTACTATTTAAAAATGAGGGCGCATAACAACGCTTTTTATATAAATAGATCGCCGGGGGACAATGATGGATCCGGTTATTCAAAACGCCTTACTTCAAATCTTACGCTTATGGAGATAGCGGGATGAATCATGCGGCTATTTATGCTTTGTACCCTCAAGTAACTGAAATTAACGAAGGCACAGGCGCGTTCGATGCACAGGGTAACAAGGTTGAGATTGATGAAGCAGCAGTCAATGCGTGGGTAGATCCAAACGCTTACAAGTACCAACGCGCAGCAGAGTACCCGCCCATTACAGACTACATTGATGGTGTAGTAAAAGGCGACCAAGCGCAGATCGATGCGTACATTGCAGCCTGCCTTGCAGTGAAAGCGAAGTATCCGAAACCGGAGCAATAATGTCATATATCGGCGCAGAACCAACAACAGCAGCGTTTCCGTTTGACCAGTTCAGCGGCAACGGTACGACTACGGCATTTACGCTGACCTATGCGCCAGCGAGTACGACTTCGATCATTGTTGCTATTAGCGGTGTAGTACAGAACCCTAACCTGTACTCGGTCATCGGCACAACGATCACATTCTCCCCTGCTCCACCGACGGGTACGAACAACATCTCGGTCTTGTATCTTGGACTGCCAGTCATCGGCGTATCAAGTCCGGGCAACACAGCGTATTTCTCATCGACATCGTTCACAGCAACGGGTGGTCAGACTACCTTTACCCCGAGCGGCAGCTATCAGGTTGGTTTTATCAACGTCATCCGTAACGGCTCCCAGCTTGCCCCTGCTGACTACACAGCAACGAACGGAACGACTGTTACGCTACTTAACGCTTGCACGGCTGGCGACATCGTAGTCATCGAGGTCTACACCCTAACGTCCATA